AAAGCAACAAACACTACACACCAATGGCAAACAGATGCATTAGCTGATGTTGCTGCTAACGCTGCAGTTGAGGGAGATGACATTGCTTATGAAACTCTTGCTGCAACTTCAAAAGAAACTAACTACACTCAAATTTCTACTAAAGGAATTCAAGTATCAGGAACTAATGATGCTGTAACTTCTGCTGGAAGAAATAATGAGTTAGCTTACCAAGTAGCTAAAGCTGCGAAAGAATTAAAAAGAGATATGGAAACTGCTCTTTTATCTAACGTTGCAAAAGCAGCTGGTGACGCTACAACTGCTAGAACTTTAGGTGGAGTCCAAACTTGGATCGAAACTAACGTTGACGCAGGTGCTGGTGGATCTGGTGCTGGTAACGGTGCTGCTAGAGTAGATGGTACTCAAAGAGCTTTTACTGAAGATCAGTTAAAAGGTGTTTTGAGAGATTGTTATAATCAAGGCGGAAACCCTAACATGATTATGGTTGGTGCTTTCAATAAACAAAAACTATCAGGCTTTACTGGTGGATCTACAAGATTTGACGCTGCTGAAGATAGAAGATTAATTACTTCTATTGATGTATATGAGTCAGATTTCGGAACTATGCAAGTAGCTCCAAACAGATTCATTAGAGGTGCTAATGGTACTGCTGCAAAAGTAGGTCAAGATGCTCTTATCTTAGAGATGGATTACTTTGCAGTTTCTTTCCTAAGAGATTTCTCTCTACAAACTCCTGCACAAACTAAAGATGCAGATCAGAGATTTATGGTAGCTGAGTACACTCTTGAGTCAAGAAATGAAAAATCAAGTGGAATGGTAACAGACCTAACTACTTCATAATAAATACTTTTGGTGGGGGAGAAATCCCCCATCATATTAAACTAACAATTTTGTTTGGTCTTTGAAGTCAATGACGGAACGAAGCAAATAAAGGATAAAAACATGAGAACACTAAACGACTATTTTATAACAGCTGAAATTGAAGATGTTTCAACTGCTTCATCAACTTTTGTTGCAATACCTGATGGCGGAAAAATTGTAAAAATTTTAACTGCTAATCAAGCAACTATTACAGGAACTGCCGCACTTTCTTTTGAAATCGGTGGTACAGCAGTTACAGGTGGTGGAATATCTATCGTAGCTTCTGGCTCTGCTGGTGCTATTGATACAGCTGCACCAACTGGAAACAATACTGTTGTTGAAGGTGGATCTATCGAAATGATTACAGACGGTGGATCTTCTAATACTTCAAAAGCAGTTGTAACTTTTGTAATAAGAAGATAATAACATTTGGGGGATCTTGCCTAGCGGTATTTCCCCCATAATTAATTAGGAGAAAAACTATGAGTTTTAATTACGGATTAAGACCTACTACACATCAAAGCTTAACAACTTCAGGTTCATCTGTAGCATCTGCTGCATTTGGTTCTCAAACTGAATATGTAAGAATAGCAACACCTGCTGACATTCATATTTTATTTGGTTCTGCACCAACTGCTTCAGCTACTGCTGGATCTGCAACTATATTTGTTCCTGCTGACCAACCTGAAATTTTTAAAGTTTCACCTGGTGAAAAAGTTGCTGTGATAGGTACTGCTGAAGTTTCAGTTACTGAAATGTCTGGCTAATATGGCTAAACAAAAGTTCACTCATTTTGTTCCAAGAGCTAAACCACCTAAAAGACCTGGTAAGCATAAAAAATCTCAGAACAAATCAGAGAAAAGACAAAAAAGACAAACAAGATATAAAGGTCAAGGCAGATGAAAAAAGATATAATTTTAGACGGATTGCAAAAAACAACTTACATGAAAGATGACATGGAAGGTAAAATTGCAGTTAAAGAAGAAGTTAATATTGATTCACACCTAAAACACAATAAAGAATTATTAAATTTGAATGATGGCTATTCTAAATCAAGAGATTTGAAAAGAGTAGCCAGTATTCCAACTATTGCTTTAAGTGTGTGGGCAAATGAGTATAATGGTGATAGTAATTGGTTTGCACTTCCACCAGAAGTTCAAAAAAAAATATTAAAACAAAAATTAAATAGCAGCGAATTTAGATATTTTAAAACTGCTGAAGGAAAATTATAATGGCATTAAATAACTATACGGATTTACAAGCATCATTAGCAAATTGGTTAAACAGAACAGATTTAACAAATGAAATTTCTCAAGATTTTATTGTCTTGGCAGAAAAAGATTTTAACTCTAAATTAAGAATTAGAAAAATGATAGATCAAACAACTATCACTCTTAATGGTGAAACATCACCTTTACCATCTGATTTTTTACAAGTAAGAGATATGTATATTTTAAATGGTGGAACTAAATATGCTTTAACTTATTTAACTCCAGCTCAAATGGATCAAATTAAAGGTGGTTCAACTTCTGGACAACCATCAAGCTATACAATCTTAGGAGATAATATTAGATTTGCTCCTATCCCTGATAGTGATTACACACTTTATTTAAATTATTATAAACAGTTTCCTGGATTATCATCAACAAATTCAACTAATTATATTTTAACAAATCATCCAGCAATTTATTTATATGGTTCATTATATCATGCTTCAAATTTTTTAGGTGGTATTGAACCTAATCAAGCTGGGCAATGGGAAAAAATGTATCAAACAGCTCTTGAAAGACTTGAGAGAAATGATAGAGAAGATGCTTATGGAAATGCTCCATTGCAACAACAATCAGATGTAACAGTAGCAGGTGCATTTAATGATAAAAATTATTATGCTACAAATAATAACGGTTAAGGAATATTAATGCAAATACCTTTTGGAGAATGGTTGCCTGACCAACCAGAACATAATAATCCTGGAGCTAACGTTGCTAACAATGTTTATTACGCATTAAATTCTTATAAAAGATTTCCTTCATTAGTAAATTATTCTACAAATAGTACAGTATCAGATTCAAGAGGAGCAAGTTCTTTTAGAGATAACTCTAATAACGTTTATAATTTTGTAGCAACAAATACAAATATATATGAATTAACAGGTGGTGGATTTGTTTCAAGAGCATCTGGATTTACAGGTGGTGATACAGATTTTTGGACATTTACTCAATTCGGTAATTATGTCATAGCAAGTAACGGTATTGATGTTCCTCAATATTATTTAATGGGTACATCTACAAATTTTGCAGCCTTTACTTCAATAGCTGCAAACGTTCCAACTTTTAAAACATCAGGTGTTATTAGAGATTTTTTAATTACAGGAAATTTATCAACAGGATCAAATAGAATACAATGGTCAGGAATAAATGATGTTTCTGAATGGACTCCTGGAACAAAACAATCAGACTTTCAAGATTTACCAGGATCAGGTGGACAAATTGTTGGTATAACATCTGGAGAGATTTCTTATGTATTCAGACAAAACCAAATAATTCGTTTAGACTATGTCGGTGGTGCAACAGTATTTAGACTATCAGTAATCTCACCTAATAGAGGAGCTGTTTATGGAAGAACAATTTGCCAAGATAATAGAAGGGTATTTTTTTATAGTGATGATGGATTTTTTGAATTAAATGGAGATCAAGTTGTTTCAATAGGTGCTGAAAAAGTAAATAGATTTTTTGATATTGATTTAAACAAAGGTTTTAGCGATAGAATTTGTGCAGCAGTTGATCCCTTTAATCAATTAGCTATGTGGTTATATCCTTCAGCTTCAAACACATCTAATACTACTGGTATATGTGATAAAATTATTATTTATAACTATGCAACAAAAAAATGGTCAACTTCTGATGCTAATGCAAGTTCAATATTTCCTCAGTTTGTAGGAGCTTATACAGTAGAATTAATGGATCTTATTTCTGAAAACTTAGATCAAATTAATATTTCTTTAGATACGGCTTTTTGGAATGGTGGACAATTACTATTAGGTGCTATAGATAATAATTATAACGCAGCTATTTTTTCAGGAACTGAAAGCATAGGAGAGATAGAAACTACAGAATTAGAGTTGTATCCAGGACTAAGATCGTCTATAATAAGTGTAAGACCAATTGTAGATGCAGAAGCAACAGTTACAATTTCTACTAAAGATAAACTTGCAGATAATCCTACTGTTTCAACTGTATCAACTATGAATTCAACAGGTGTTAATCCAGTAAGACAATCTGGAAGATACGTTAAAGTAAATGTAAAAATTCCAAGTGGTGGTGCTTGGAAAGACGCACAAGGGGTTGACCTAATTGCGGCAAGAGCAGGATTAAGATAAATGACAGATAGAACTGATATTGATAATGTTAGATATTCTATGGAGACACAAGAATTTTTTCAAAGACAAATTGAAGAAGCAATTAATTCATTAATAAACGAAAAAAATCAAGAAAGTAATAAAGCATATTCTTGGTTTATAGGAGATTAAATTATGGCAGGTATAAAAAATTACTCAACAACACAAGCAAATAATTTAGATTTAAATGGTATAAGTGTTGCTGAAGGTATGCTTCCTTCAAATCTTAATAATGCAATTAGAGCATTAATGAAAAATACTAGAGAATGGTTTAATGATTCTCAATGGGTGGAATATGGGGATGGCGATAAAGCTTATGTAGCAACTTATGTTTCAGCTACTTCTTTTACAATTGATGGTGTTGATGTATCGGCAATTTATCATGAAGGCAGAAGAATTAAATTAACAGCTAGTACACCTGGAACAATTTATGGAACTATTTCTAGTTCATCATTTTCAACAAACACAACAATTAATGTAACTTGGGATAGTGGATCATTATCTAATGAAGTTATTTCAAATGTTTATATTGGTGCTTTATCAAAAACAAATAATTCTATTCCAACTGGTGTTATAGGAACTATTACTTTAGCAGATGGATCTGTTACTACTGCTAAACTTGCAGATGATGCTGTTACAGCAGACAAACTTGCAGATAGTAGTGTTTCAACAAATTCAATTATAAATGATAGCGTAACAACAAACAAATTAATAGATAGTGCAGTTACTACTGCTAAAATTAATGACAATTCTATAACGACAGTAAAAATTGTTGATGCAAATATAACTACAGCAAAAATAAATAATAGTGCAATTACTAATTCTAAATTAGGTGCAGATTCAGTAGATGGATCAAAAATTGCTGATAATAGTATTGATAGTGAACACTATGTTGATGGTTCTATAGATACTATTAGTATTGGAGATTCACAAATTACTTCTGCTAAAATTTTAGATGCAAATGTTACAACTGCTAAAATAGCAGATGATAATGTAACTACTGCAAAAATTGCAGATAATAATATAACAACTGCTAAGATTTTAGATTCTAATATTACAACTGCTAAAATAGGAGATTCGCAAGTTACTACTGCTAAGATAGCAGATGGTAATATATCTTCAGCTAAGATTGCAAGTGATGCAGTTACAGTTGATAAGATTGCAGATGCTGTTTTAATAACTTCTTCTGAGCAATCTGGAAGTACACCAGATGATAATACTATTTTTACAACTGCTGCTGCAAATAATAGATTTTACAATGTAGATAGTTCTGAAACAATTAATTCAGGTCAAGTTTGGTCAGATAGTGATTCTTACATTGCAACTACAGCTGCTATATCAAATAGAATTATTGATCTAGTAGATGATGTTGGAGGATTTGTTCCAATTCAAGATTACACAAAATTTCCTACAACTAATCCTGATCCTGCTGACGGAGCTGGAACAGTTGTATCTATTACAGACCTAACAGGATTTACTTATAATACAGGAACAGGAGTTTCTACAAATTCTACTACAACAGGAGCTACTGCTGTTACAATAACTGGAATACCTTCTAATATAGGTTCACCAATTACAGCAGCTTATGGTTTATTAGTTGAAACAACTTCTACATTAAATACTTATACTTTTGTAAGATTAGTTCCTATCGCAACAGAAGTTAATACAGTAGCATCAATATCAGGTGATGTTACAGCTGTTTCAAACAATACTACTAATATTAATAGTGTTGCTAACAATTCATCAAATATTAATACTGTAAGCTCTAACATATCAAATGTAAATGCAGTTGGTGGAGATATATCAAATGTTAATTTGGTAGCAGGTGATGCAACTGATATTGGAACTGTAGCTTCAGATTTAAGTGGATCAGATACTATTGGAACTGTTGCAACAAATATTACTAATGTTAATACCGTTGGTAATAATATTGCAAATGTGAACACAACTGCCGCTAATATTACTGGAGTAAATAGTTTTGCAGAAAGATATAGAGTAAGTAGTTCAGATCCAACAACAAGTTTAGATGAAGGAGATTTAAACTTTAATACTACTGATAATAATCTTAAATATTATGATGGAAGTTCTTGGGAAACTATAGCTCCTGGTCTTGCAAATGTTGTAGATGATACAACACCTCAATTAGGTGGTAATTTAGATTTAAATTCTCAAACTATTAATGGAACTGGAACAATTAATTTTACTGGTGCAGCTACAGCTACATCTTTTTCTGGTAATGGTGCATCATTAACAGATTTAAACGCTTCTAACTTAGGAACAGGTACAGTACCTGATGCAAGATTATCTTCATCAATTGTTACTTT